CAATGTAGCTTATAGACCGTTGTAATTCTTGTGTATCGACTGACGGTATATCAGCTTTAACCTCTTGAATTGATTTTACTTTAGTTTGCTTAACTTTTGCAACAGGCGTTGGATCAATCTGTTCTTTAAACGCTTTCTTGCGATCTTTTTTTGCATCTTTGGTTGCTTGCTCTAGCTTACGCTGTCTTTCGGCAATCTTGGCAGATAGCTTGCGTAATCGTTTTAAGTCATCGGCTGTCCAAGAAGCATCATCACCACCCGTTAAGTTATTGGTTGGGGCAGGTGATGTGTAGACTTGAAATGCGTTATTTTGAAACGCATTAGCTTGGAAAGCCGTTGAAAACATTAGAGAATTACCCAGCGACTTCCACTAGCTACAGTCACAGATTGACCTGAAGCCACAGTTACAGGGCCAACCGACATTCCGCTATCACCTGAAGCAATTGAATAACTAGCTGAAACAGTCATGTTATTAACTATGATGCCGTTGCTTGCTCTTTGGATTGGGGCAGTTTGTGTAGTGCCATCAAAGGTTAAGCTAGACGATTGGTTTGGGGTTGTAGTGCCTTGACCGTATGGTATGTAAGTGCTTGTATAAGTTACGGCTGGGGCTTTACCGTTAAAGGTATTCCAATCGGTGCTAGTTAGGTAACCATTAACGCTAGTTGTAGCGGCCGCCATGCTAATAGCTGGAGTTGCACCACCTGACGATACAACGGGTGCTGTACCTGTAACGCTTGTAACTGTGCCTGAACCCTTGCTGTTAAAGGTGTTCCAATCGGTAGAAGTCAAATAACCGCTAACAGAAGTGGTTGCCGCTGGCATTGCAATGGTTGGCGTTGTACCGCCTGAACTGGTAACAGGGCTGGTTGCCGCTACGGATGTTACATAAGTTCCAGCAGGTTGTTTGCCGTTAAATGTAGTCCAATCAGCACTTGTAAGGTAGCCATTTACGCTACTTGTGGCGGCTGGCATAGAAATAGCAGGGGTATTGCCACCGCTTGAAACTACTGGACTTGTACCAGTTACGCTTGTGACTATTCCTACGCTAATTGACCCACCAAGACTTGTGCTTGTGCCGTTAATAGTAATGGCTGAATTGGTAAGGGCAGAGTTAGGAATTGATGTAAGACTTGCACCCGAACCACTAAATGTTGTGGCAGTTATGGTTGTGCCTGTAATGGCTTTAGGGGTTGTTGCACCAATGGTAATGTTATCCATTGTTCCTACATTGGTAGGCTTAATTTCAACTGAGCCTGTGCCTGTAGGGTTTATATGGACATGACCAGTACCAGTAGGACTAATGTCAATTTGTGCGTTTGCACCATTAATATTTGTAGCTACATTAATTGACACATTGTCACCACCACCGCCACCCATACTAATTTGGGTTGTTCCAGCAGAGTTTTTAAGGGATAAACCACCTGAGTTGGTAGCTTGAACGATTGGTGTAGTTACGCTAGTAGAAGCTGTGGCTGTAGTAAATGCACCTGTTGTTGCGGTGGTAGCACCAATGGTAGTACCATTAATTGTGCCGCCTGTAACCGCTACAGCATTTGCATTTTGCGTTGACATCGTGCCAAAGCCACTAATATCTGTATTAGTTAAAACGACTGTGCCTGTATAGCCATTGACGCTAGTTACCGCATCGGTATTGTCTACCTTTTGCCAAACCGTGCCATTAAAAATAGCCCAATCGCCCACATTCCACGCAGTAATGCCATCAAGATTAGTGCTACCAGCAACGCTAACAACATAGTAATAGCCTTTAGTACCAACGCCATTTGAGAGCGTAGGCGTGTTAGTGCTTGCATTCCATGTTCCTTGATAGCTAACCCCACCTTGAATACTGGCAGGGATTTGTGATAGCGGTACTGTTCCACCAGCATCTAGCGTAGCTACACCAAGTGCGGCCGCTTTTTGCGTAGTAGGAATGTACCCTGTTACGGTAACGCCTGACATTGTTCCACCAGTAATAGCTACGGCATTGGCGTTTTGCTCTGCCATTGTGCCAAGACCAGTTAAGGTATGGTCACTATTCCAATCTGATGGTTGAACTAGGGTTGCATCCCCAGCATCAGCTATTAATGAAGTCTTACTATGCTTGACCGTTATAGCCATTATTGAACCCCAGCAATTTTACCGTCAGGGCCACGAATCACAGTTTTTGGTTGATTTAGCTTGTCTAGCAACATCGATAGCATTTGGGCTAACTGTTGGTTGCTTGAGTACATATTCTCAATTGCTGGTTGCAATGGGTGGTTTTTCATGTCGGAATATCCTAATTGGTCTTGCAAAATATTAGCCATTTGAACGTTGTCAGCATAGGCGGCTTCACCATTATCTAAGCCTGAAGATATACGGGTTGTTTCAATCTTTGCCGCATTGTTCAGGTAAGCCAACAGCAGTTCCTTGTTATTGGTGGTGTCCAGTTTGGTCTGCTCAAGATCCATTTCCATTTGCATTTGCTCACGGTTACGCTGATCTTCCAATTGGAACTTAAGCTGATTCTCTTGGGCTTGGTACTCTTGTTTAGCCTTCTCAAGCTCAATTTGACCCTGAATTTTAGCTTGCTCGATCTGCTGTTGCATTTGCATCTTCTGCTGTTCCATCTGCATTTGCATCGTCAGTTTCTGCTGTTCAGGGCTAGGCGGTTTAGGTTGACCCTCTGCCGCTTTAGCTTGCTGACGGAACTTGTCTGCGGTTTCGTCAATCAAACCTTCCATACCTTTGCCAGCTTTAAACGCTGTCACACCGAACTTAAGCATCTCCATCAGCAATGGGGTTAGTTCAGGTGCATTTGTAGCTACTGGTAATGCGGTTTGCATAAAGCTACTTACTGCGGTTAAGAACTCAACACGGTCTTGTTTCTCTTGCTGTTCATCCTGATAAATCATGGAATCACTAGTGACTTCAATGCGGAAGTTCTTGGCTGGTTCGTTCTTTAGAAGTGCAAGGGCTTGCGGTATAAGTTGTTGATCTTGCTCGGATAATTGCATTGCACCGCTGATCTTGACGATGGTGTCATCGGTAAAGTGCTGGCAAATAATCTGTGCTTTGATCTGCAACAAAGCGGTGGCAAAGTTCACCACATCGTGTTGCATAGTCTTTAAACGCCCTGAAGCGTTGTTTGACTTAATGATTTGAGCACCAAGCGTTTCATTAGGGTCTGTTTGACCACGCTGGATGTCAGCAATGCCCATGATCTCGTAGATTTGACCCTTGACCTGATCCATAGCTTGATAAGCCATCTGCAAGCCTTCAGCAATTGGTCTTATGTCTACAAGGTTAATAGCCCCAACAAGCCCACCTTTTTCGCTGAATGCACCGTAGTTTTTAACAGGCAACAGGGAGTTGTTCTCGCCCTCTGTAAACAAACGCTGTAGGCTTGGCTCTGCCGCATCGTAAACACCCCGAACTTTCAGGGCTTGAATGAATCCATCAATACGGTCAGCTAGGGTATCTAGCTGTCTTGCTTGGTCTTGGTACAGAACATAATCAGGAACAGGGATCAAACTGTCTGTTGTCAGGGTAGAGAACATTGGCTTTGGACATGGCCAAAAGTTCTCAAGTTGTAGCGGATCGGCACGGGTGTCAAGAATCCTACCCATCGATTTGTTTAGCCAAATCACTTCACCCGTAGTTTTGTCCCAAATCTCATAAACAACGGCTTCTGATGCACCCTCGCCCATCTTTTCATTAAATGTCTTAGATGTTTCAGGCTTGGTATCAAGGGGAATCTTACCACCTAGTTCTTCGCCAAAGCGTTCAACAAGGGCAGGTCTACCCATATAAACCTTACGCCATACTGCTGTCACTTCTTCCCATGTACGGGCAACGGTCAAGCCAAAGTCACGCCAATGAACGTAATCCACTGGGGCACATTCGTATTCAATGCGTTCTTGGTTCTCACGGTAAATGCCGCCTTCGGTTTCAGCTTCATCAATATCTTCTGTGACCTGTAAACCATCTTCAGGCATATCTTCAGCTTCACCGCCCAATTCACCAACAATATGTGGCTCGTAACGAACCCATGCTGTTCCACGGCCGCCCAATAAACGGTCTTGAACGGTCTGTTTCATGGCACTTGCATAGTCACCATAATGCTCAATTTCGTACTCTAAAGCACGTTCAAGCATGGTTGATGCCACTCGCCCAATTGGGTCGTTGTCACGGAATCTGCGTGAAACATCGGGTCTAGGTAGACGGGCAAAGATTGCTGGGGTAATGGTCTGAACGTTAGACCAAAGAATATTAAACTTAGCGTTTGGGTTGTTTCTGCTACGGGAATCATCACGATACCGTTTTACGATCTTGTCGGCACGACCTTCCCATTCCTTATAAGTACGCTCGTACTGGGCAATGCAGTTGTACCAATCTTGGTATGTGTGTTCCATCTTTATATCCTGCGGTTAACTATTTTTGGGGTTTCTTTCCACATTTCATTCAGGGTTACATCCGTTTGCCCGACATGAAGTCCTTTAATTCTTGAATCTTTAAGGATAGGGCTGTCCTCATCCTTCCAAACAATGCTGAGATAGCGAAACGCATCTGATCCATGCGATGTCCAATCATGCTTTGGGCGGTCTCTAAATACTTTCTTATCTTCATCGTATTCCCTTTGATATTGCCGCAAACATTCGATGCCTTCTTCACATCTATTATCAAACCAAGCTCGAGTTAATGCAAGCCTAGCAGATTGTATTCCGTCTTGTAATGACAGGTTTGGAACGATTTTAAGATGTTTTATGTCAATTTTTGCAGATATTTGTTCGATTATGCTCTTGCCGCCACTTGCCAGTGTTTTTGCTCTTGCATCGTGAGGTAAGTAATGAATGCCATATTTGTACCCAAACTCCTCCTCCTTTTGAGAAAGCAATCCTGTGTAATACGGTATCGCTTTGCCATCAGACTGATGGTAATCCAGCACCCTGATTTCACCGTAAACAACCTGAAACCACCAAATTGCTGTTGAATCGTTGTACCCCAAATCCCAAGCTGTGTGACAGGGAAACATAGAATCGTAGTCCACTGTGGTAATGCGTTCCAAGTCGGTAAGCTGACGCATCTCGTTTCCAAAGTACGCCCCAAGTATTGCCGCCTCAAATGAACACAAGAATTCTTGCTCATATTGATCGGGGGTCATTGACTGACGTGCATCTTCCAGCTCGGCTTCAGGCAACAGGTTTGTTTGGTCTGCCCTTAGTGTTTTCACAAACCAATTGGGGCTTTTTTGGGCTTCTGTATAAACATCGTAAAAAGCGTTGTGTCCCTTTGGCGTCCCAATAAATACGGCCCACCCCATTCTGTCTGCTAATAACGGCCTCAAAACAGCACCCCAAACAGAGGGCTTCATGTCGGCATATTCGTCAAGAATTACGCCATCTAGGTATAAACCCCTAAGATTGTCAGGATTATCAGCACCAAACAGTCTGATCTTTGCCCCGTTGATTAACTCCACCCACAATTCTGACTGATTTGAGCGTTTTAGCAGGGGTGCGGAGTATCTAAGCAGGTAATCCCAAGCAATGGTCTTAGCTTGGCTGTGGTACGGGGCTATGTAGGCGTACCGTGCGTCTTTCTTGCCCTCAAGCGATGCACGTACCACCAAATCGTTTATGCAAGCACAGGTCTTTCCTGCACGCCTATGAGCCACTATTATTGCCCAGCGTTCCTTACGGGTGTGGAAGTCCTCAAAAACGCTCCGTGGGCGGTATTTTAGCTTTACAAGCCTACTCATCTGCCCAAGCTAACCTGATTTCACCACCGTCTTGACCAGTTACCTCGTTTACTTGGGTTTCTTTCCAGCGTGCCCGTGTTTTTAGCCAAAAGATAGCGGCCGCAGTGTTGCCTTTCTTGGCTTGTTGAAACAAAGTGCCTGCAATTGCGGCATTGGCGTCAATCCTGCCGTCATCAAGCTCCTCTTTGTAGTGCTTTTTGAGGGTGTCATCGTTGATTTTGAGTTTAAGGGCAATATCCTCGTAGGTAACGCCCAGTGCTGAAAGCCTTTTAACAAGGTCTTTGCTGTCTTGGGTTGGAACGTGTGCTTTTCCTTGAGCCATTTTATAACTCCGAAAGAACGGCTTTTTCGCCAGTGAAGTCTTCCCAACGCTTAACGATCACATCACAATATTTGGGGTCTAACTCCATTATTCGGGCATATCTACCGTGTTTTTCAGCCGCAATCAGGGTTGTGCCTGAACCGCCAAAGCTGTCAAGAACGATGTCTCCACCCTTTGTGTTGTTAAGCATTTGGTATTCAAACAGCTCCACAGGTTTCATGGTTGGGTGTTCACCGTTCCTTGTAGGCTTGTTGAACTCCAAAATGGTGGTTTGTTTGCGGTCTGCTGACCAAAGGTGACTTGCACCCTCTTTCCATCCATAAAGGCATGGCTCGTGAATCCAATGGTAGTCTTGCCTGCCCATTACAAGGCTAGACTTCTTCCAAATAAGACATTGGCGTACCTTCCAGCCAGTATCGTGGCAAGCACCCCTGAAGTTGTACCCTTCTGAATCTGCGTGCCAAATGTAAAAGACTGCTCCTGCTTTCATGACGGTGTCTGCCGCAACAAAGGCATCCCGTAAGAATTGACGAAACTCGCTGTCCTCCATCGAATCGTTCTGAATGGTCAGCTTTTCTTTTGTGCCGCCTTCGTAAGCAACGTTGTAAGGAGGGTCGGTTAGGCACATATCCACAGGTTGGCCGTTAACCAGCTTCTCCATGTCCGTGATGCTGGTGCTGTCCCCACACATTAAGCGGTGTTTACCAAGAATGTAAACGTCCCCTAACTTAGTTGTTGCTTCCTTTGGCGTTTCAGGAACAGCGTCCTCATCTGTCAAGCCTTGCACTACTTCAGGCTCTAACAGGGCATTTAGCTCTTTATCGTCAAATCCCAGCAATTCAAGATCAAAGCCTTCTTCTTGGAGTTCTTTCATCTCAATGGTTAGCATTGCCGTATCCCACCCAGCATTTAGTGCCAGTTTGTTGTCAGCAATGATGTAAGCCTTCTTTTGGCTTTCAGTCATATCCGAGCAATCAATGGTGGGTACTTTGTCCAGCCCCAGCTTTTGGGCGGCAAGCAAGCGACCGTGCCCAGCAATCAAGGTGAGGTTGTCAACCAATATTGGGTTTCTAAAGCCAAACTCTTTAATGCTGGCGGCTATTTGCCCCACCTGTTCAGGGCTGTGCGTTCTGCTGTTTTTGGCGTAAGGGATTAGCTTATCTACAGCGACTTCTTTAATTTGCATATTTAACCAAGTAGTTAGTTAATGATGCTTAATTCTACACTTATTTGACTTCTTTATCCAAGTCTTTAAGTTTATTGGCAATAGCGGCTCTACGCTCTAATCGTTCACGCTGGTTCTTCTCTAGCGTGGTTTCAGTATGAGGGCGTAGCATTGCATCTTCTTTTTTGTACTTACGGCTCATAGGGGTGATTGGGGTCATCTTAACCATTACATATCCTTCATAGCATCAGAGATCATTTCTCTGCGTGGTTTGGCAGTCTTAGCCGATTCTTTAAAGTCTTTAGCAGATGGGCGGTCTTTATCGCCTTTTTTAGCCATCTTTTCACCTGATCCAGCGGCTATCCTAGCCCTTTTTTTGTGAATATTGGCGTACAAACCGTCACTCATTACGCTCACCCAAGAAACGACCATAAGCTTCTTCTAGCTTGGCTTTGCGGTCACCTTTGGCATTATCACGCTCAACATTGAGGGCAATGGCTACGGCTTGTTTTTTGCCTTTGCCAGCTTTCATTTCGGCTTTAATGTTCTTACCAACCGATGCTTCTGTACCTGATTTGTCTAATGGCATGATTAACTCTTAAATTTAAGTAAATAAATGGTTGTATCGATCTCTTGGGCGATATTGTCAATCAATTGCACAATTTCAGAATCGGTTGGCAAGTCTGCCCGTGCTTCTTTTACAAACCGTTGAAGTGATTGTAGGTATGCCAGCGGTTCTTTTGGCTGGTGGTAGGTAGCAGGAAAATCGGTTATTTGACCGTAACACCCAAAGTAAGCCTCGGCTAGTTCGTCAGTAAGCTCAATAATTCGCTCATAGAAACCACCTAAAGCCTTGTGTTTTGCGTAGGATTTAGTAGCCCAATGAAAAAAATGGGCATTTGTGCCTGAATGAAGCATAGTAGCAAGAAACAACGCCATTGACTTTTCCATACGAATCCTTATGTTATGGGTGCATTTTCTTCTATTTTATCAAGAATATCAATGATTACAAGCACACCGCCACCTTTTTTAATTTCACCACGCTCAATCATCAAAACATCAATTTGCTCGTCATCGTCAAATACACCAGCATCACCGAGTGCGTCCCACAATGCTTTTATACGATTATCAATATCTTGCTTCCTGCGGTCTCTTGGAAATATGACCACTTTCATTTCAAGCCTAGCTTTACCTAGCTTTGGAACACGATACTCAACCACATAGTCTGATACCTGTGCCTTGAACTCACGACCAGCCTTACTGATGCCCATGCGTCCACGAAATATGGTGCGGTAACTGTTTACGCTTGGCGGCAGGGGTAAGTTAAGAACCAGCATTTATATCTTGTTCAGCTATTTGGCAAAAGATACTGCATTCTATATTAGGTTCTTGGGGGTAATTGCCGTCTGTGGGTTTAAGTTCGTCAAGGTAACGGTCTTTAAATATGGTTTGGCTTTTAAATCTTTCCAGCTTTGCCATGCGATCAAAATGATCAGGAAAGTCTACTTTTATCTTATTCCAATAACCCATACCCCCTTTGACGCAACCAATACAGTTATTGTTGTGATAACCCAGTTTATACATGGCAGGAAGCTCAATATTGGCATTTTTAAGCATAGCCAAGCAATCTTCCTTACCTAAACCCTTATCAATAAGCGGTGTCCAAATATTTACATCGTTATTGGCGTCAATAAAGCGATCAAGGCGTGCTTGTTCTTCTGCGGTGTACCCAAATACTTGACGGTCGCTTGGCTTTTCAAAACGCTCTCGTATCTGCTTTTTCAGCGATCTTGTGCAAGGTGCACCTTTTGGCGTTCTTATGTAATTTTTTTCAAAAACCCGATAAATTGATCTGTTGTAAAAGTCGTTACCTAAAATAAGGATTTTTTGACCAAACCACTCTTCGCATTCAGCTAAAAAGCGTTTGTTATCAGGGTGTTCTTCAATTACCTCCGTGTAAGCAATAATGACTTCTTTGCCTTTGCTTTCAGCCAATGCTAGTTTGGTTGCTACCGCACTTGCCGCACCGCAACTAAACCAGCAAACAATTCTACTCATTTAATAAAGCCTCGGTCTGTACCAAGAGTTGCTCTTCCGTAATGGAATATTCTCGTTCAAAAGCTTTCCTGCCCATTCCGTGAATACTGGTATTTGATCCTCGATGGTGGTACGGACAAAGGGGGATAACAGGGGCATTACTTCGTTTAGAAGTTCGTCTAATGTGATGTAGTTCTGCTGGCGTTCCCTCGTTGCCTTGATGCCGACATAATGAGCATCCCAGTTCAGCAGTTTTACGATACTTTTCTTTCTCACTTTTAGTGGCCATTGGCGTGGTCGCAAGACAGTTGTTCTAGCTTTTCCGCACTTTCAGCAATGTCTACGCTCAGTTGTAGCAAGATAACAGGATCACCCTTAGATAACGCTTCATCGTACATACGGATTAATGTTTTAAGAATTAAAAATTCTTCTGTAAGGGTCATCATCGGGTCATTTTCTCCAAATTACGGTTACTTGCTTGTTCTGTACGCCACGCATCAAACCGCATTGTAGCCGCAGTAATTTTCCATTTAAGTGCTTCTGCTTGTTCCGTAGCAGTTCCTATTGCACCGCACAAATCTTGATATTCTTGACTTGCGTACGCTTCACGCTCTTGACCGCCAAGACTTTGCTCATTTGATTTTTTCATCATTATGGCTTTAAGACTTGATTTGTACGCTTCAAGCTGGGCCAGTTGACCTTTAGCTTTAGCGTATTCAGGTGCGTTGGTAAAAATGTAATTGATTGCTTCGTGTGGATCGTATTCACTCATTTTCTAAGTAGTTCCTTTATGCGTTTTTTTACCGCTTCTTCTGTATCTTTATTGCGTTCAATCAATTCCTTGACCATGTCCCAATTTCTGTATCGTTGGGCTATGGCTATGTAACTTTGGGCCAAATAATTAATTCTGTCTTTAAAGTTGTTCATCTAACTGCTTGATCCGTTGACTGATCCGTGCTCGCCATTGTTGCCAGCCCTCACCAGCATAAGCAGGGCATCCAACTTCTTGGGCTTTGGCTTTGGTAAGTTCTTCGCTGGAGTACCACGGCATTTCAGGTTTCTTGATCTTTTTAACTTCCATGTCAAGTTCATCTTCCCAGCGGCCTTGATTGAGCCAAGTAGCTGGATGCGGAATGTAGTCCTTTTCCGTCTGCTTTAGCTTCCAATATTCCAAGTGGTTAGGCAGGGCTTCTAAGGCTTCCGTTTGTTCTTGGCTAGTAAGCCTGTCCCATGACTTTTCAGCCGCCCTACGCCCCTGTTTTCGAGGATAAATGGCATAAAAATCATTAAAGTTCATCTTTTAATTTCCATTAATTCATTGCAGGCGGCAATCAGTTGTGTGCGTAAAGCGTTAATTTCGTCATGTTGCATTCGCAAAAGGTATGCGGCTTGCACCAAAGTAACAGCATCGTGAGGACTGTTTAATGAAACATGGTCAATTTCAAACTCAAGTTGATCAGCAATAATCAAAGGGTCAGCACCCATTTTTCTGTCTTCAGTAGTAAAAGTAGTCATTTTTTTATCCAATATAAAAGTATTGCCGCAACCACCATAGCCATGCCAAAGACAATAAATACGCCAATGGCAAAAACGGTCATGATGGTTGCAATCATTAATATTCCAGCCCAGCCTCATCCATCAAGCTAGTTTGTATATGTATTGCGTTGGTAAAAATGCCATTTAAAGCGTTTTTAGCGGTGTATTTGCTGAAATGCTCGTGGTCAATATAGTTGCGGTAAACGCATAACAAAGCAAATAGTTCATCAAAATTATTGTATGCACTGGTAATAGCCCACTCCATATTGTTTATTTTGCGTTCAGCTAATTGCAACTTGGTTAAAGGCTTGGTTTTTTTAACTGGGGTTTTTTTAGTTGCCATTTCTATCTCACTTTTTAAAAGTAGCCCCCGTGGGGGCTGGTTAATTAATCTGCTCTTGAGTTGTACCAAGCATCGATGCCGTGTTCTTTAAGAACCCCTGCAAATGCACTAGCCCCAACCTCTAGGATATTCATGCATTGAGTCATGTTATTGGTGCATCTCCAAATCTGCCAGCCTTTTTGCCAATGCTTGCTTCCAACACCGTTCTTTTTGCACCAGTTTACAAATGGGCTTCTACCGTTTGGTATCTCAACCCATGCAAACCCGCAAAAATTATCTTCACCAACATTTTCTAAGTAGGCGGCCTCGGCTTGTTGACCTGCGGCAAGGGCTTGGTTGTAAATTGCTTGGAAGTCTTGAGTTTGCTTTTTCATTTGTTGCTTTCCTTTTCTATCTCACTCGTTATTGAGTGATACCAGTATATTAAGGTGGCTTAACAATATCAAGTCTTTTTTAAAGTATTTTGTTAGGATATACCCTAATATGTTGCTTTTTGTCCACAGGTTCCCCAATGGTGATAAGCACCCCATCCATTTAGCAGTTGAGCCAAACTAATGCTCCCTAAGGTAGTGTTCATTCGATGGTCAGGTTGTCTATCACCGTTGTCCTGTCCGTCTTGTGTAGTCCCCACTCAAGGCTACGGGGCTTGCTGTTAGGTGTAAACCAGCCCATGTTTCTTTCCACGCCACCCATTTAGGTGCTTGATGTCGTTTGGAGTACGAAGCGGAAATAAAAAAAGCCCTTCAAAGGTAATCTCTAAGGTGGATTCACTTTAGAAAAGACCAGCCAGCCTTTCCAAAATGCTCAGAAACTACCCTTCAAGGGCTTTAGGCTGATTACTTAACTGCCGCAGAATCCACTCCGCTTGCAGAAAGTATAACCTAACTTTTTAATTCAGGCCAAATTAACTCGTAAGTGTCGGGAAATAGCGACTTACGGCTAATTAACCCGTGGCTTTCCTTTTCAAGGGTTGCCGCCAAGATAATCATCTTATCGTGGGGAATGTCCCCGTTTTGCCACATAGAAACGGCAGGTACGCTAATACCTAGCATTTTGGAGACCTTTGTTGGCCCACCTAAAAGTCGAATGATGGCTGTTGCGTTCATTCAGGTATCTTAACATATTTATTGCAATTTGTGTTAAGTTGGGTTAATATGAGTGTACGGTAAATACCGTGTTAATTTAAGGAGAACTCTTATGAGTGAAATAGAAGCCCAAACTAATGATTTAAACCAATTCCAAGCCCACTTGGAACGCATCTTTAAAGACCTTGAAGATGGAATATTTATTACCCAAGCTGAAATAGCTGATTTACGCTACGCTTGCGGCCTTCCACAAAATTCCCATGTCAACCCTGTATTGCGTGATGTCATTAATGACTTTGGCAATATTTTTGGAGCGACCAAATGAAGTTATCCAAAAAAGAACTTAAAGAAATTGTTTTTGAACACTTTGATGAAGTGGAATATTACAAAATAAACAAAGGCTTTGTAAAAGCAAACCTAGATGAATTGTCAAGATTGTACGATCAAGGCTACAAGCTAGGCTATTTACAGGCGATTTCTGACGCAGAAGATAAATTAACCAATCTATATAACAACGCAAGAGGATGCAAAAAATGATTATTTCAGACAACAGTAAAGAATTTAAGATTGCCCCTGCTGGGCTTCACATGGCACGCCTTTACTCCATTATTGATTTGGGTCACCAAGCTACCGAGTGGGCTGGCGAATCTAAAATCATGCACAAGGTTGTATTTACTTGGGAATTGCACGGTGACGATGACAACGGTCTGCCATTAAAAACAGACGATGGTAAGCCTTTAATCGTGTCCAAACGCTATACCGTTAGTTTAGGCGATCAAGCACGCTTGCGGCAGGATTTGGAAGCATGGTCAAACAAAAAAATGACTGCGGAAGATAGAAAGAACTTTGACCTTAAAGGATTGCTTGGCAAGTTCTGCATGGTGAACATCACGCATTCAGAAGATGGCAAGTACGCCAACATTAGCGGTATTAGCCCCGTACCATCGGCTTTGCGTAACGCCCAACCTGAGGGAATCAACCCACCATTGCATTTTTGGTTGGCAGAGTTTGACCAAGCTAAGTACGATTCCTTGCCAAAGTATTACAAGGAAAAGATCACCGAATCATCGGAGTGGCGTGGCCAAAAGGCACGGGAAGCTGACGCCCCAAAGATTGAAGATGACAACCTAAACGATATTCCTTTTTGATTTATGGGGCGAAAGCAATCGTAAGCTAGTAAATCTGTGCTAGATGCGTAGAACTGTAAAACAGATATATGTTCGAGTAAGTAGCCCCACCCACATTGAAAGCAACAAATGATAGTTAAAGAAAAGGTACAAGAAAATGGTCATTGGTACACTAAAACGGGAACTCCAGCCTACACAACCATCGGCAAAACTGGGGAACGACCAACAACGCTTCGTGACGCACGGAAACTCGGACTTCTGCCAAGTGTTACGACAATTAACGGACAGCTATCAAAAGCAGGGCTTGATACATGGAAGCAACAACAAGTCTTGTTGGCGGCTTTAACTTTACCAAGATTAGATGGTGAAGCAGAGCAGGAATGGTTGTCCCGTGTCATGCAAGATTCAAAATCTACCGGCAGGGAAGCGGCAGAGCGTGGAACGGCCATTCATGCGGTTATTGAGGGCTATTTTGAGCAGATGTATATGCCTGAAAAACCAGCTTACTTGGAAAACATTGATGTAGCCCTTAAAGACGCCTTTGGGGAGCAACCGTGGCTTGCAGAGCGTTCTTTTGGGCATCCTTTGGGGTACGGTGGCAAATGCGATTTAATGGCTAAAAGTGGCTTTATTGTCGACTTTAAAACCAAAGATACCGACCTTGCCAAAGTGGACGTTTACTTTGAACATGAGATGCAACTGGCGGCCTACCGTGAGGGTCTTGGAATGCCAACCGCACGATGTGCCATTGTGTTTGTCAACGGTACGACCAATCAGGTCAAACTCATAGAAATAGAGCAGGATCGGCTTCAAAAGGGCTGGGAGTGCTTTGAGCATTTGCTACGGGTATATCAGATCAAGAACGGAATATAATGGGGCATGGGCGGTGGGGTAGACACAATCTATGCTCCTTCACGGGACTGCCGCCCACCTTATTAGGGCGTTAAGCCGCCACTGTAGGATGCAGTAATTGGGTAATTTTGCGGCTTTCTCGCCCATTGCTAGTAACTGCCAAATACTGCCCTGTTGCTTTTAGTCCACTAGGGTTTGTCCTATTAAATAAACCTTGCATTGTTAAGCCATCTTAAGTAATCTGTCATTACTCCATTGGGGAGTGAGATAGAAAAAAGGAAAAGCAAATGCAAGTTTTAGACATTCAAATCACAGAAATTGACCAACTCGGTATGCTCTTGGCTCAAATTGCCGACTTAGAAGCACAGGCAGAAGTTATCAAAAACAAACTTAAAAACGCAGGTGAGGGCCACATTGAGGGCAACTTGTACAAGTCTTGTGTGACCCTTTCCCAACGCAAAACGGTGGATAACAAGGCGGTTTTTGCAGAAGCAAATGTGCCAACAGACTTAATTGAAAAGCACACCAAAACAACCGCAGTAATTACTCTTAAAGTGACAGCCCGATAATTAACGCCCCTACGGGGGCATAAGGATTTTTATGAAACATTTACTTTTATTAGCCCCATTAGCATTAGTAGGTTGCAGTTCTTTTGAACCACCTCATGTCAACCTTGAAACCGACAAACAAGCGTTTCACATGAGCCGCTCCCAAGTTATCCTTGGAATCACGGAGTGTGAGGAAGCTGGCACACGCCCAGTAGTGATTACAGCCAAACGCAAAATTAACGGGGTCACAAGCGATGTACCAGTCGAGGTGACCTGCAACCCACGCTACCGCATTTTTCAATAGGAGATAGCCATGTTACAAAGCGAAAAAGATGCTGAAAAGTATTACCAAGTTCAAGCCAAGTTTGAGCAACGCCAACGCATGATTGATAAAGGTTGGGGTGACCGTGCAGAGTACGAAAAGCTAGAAAAATGGGAACGCAAGCAAAAGCTAATCAAAGGCATTAACCAGTTTATTTTAGGCGGCCTGATGGCTTTGTTTATTTGCTTGGTGATTTTTGGCACAAACTACTTAATGCACGGGCACGCCATATGAACGCAAATAAATTAGCTGATGAATTACAAGCTCGTTTTACTAAAGCAGATTGGAAATATGTAGATATTTGTGCCGATATGCTACGCAACCAACAAGCTGAAATAGATGCTTTAAAAAAGTTTAAAGCTGGTTCTGATGCTTTAGACAAAAAATTACATGAATCTATGCTAAAAGCTAATGAAGTATGGGGTAAGGCAACAAAATCAATATTAAAAAAGGCAAAAAAGTGAAGTACAAGCCATTTGACCAGCGATTGCACGATCAATGCGACCCACCTGCCCGTAATGCGGTCGCTGGCTGGCTTAAAAACCTTTGGCTTGTTGATGCCCTACCCAACCCTGATAAGTACGCTGTAGACCTTGTGTTGAGCCGTAAAGGGGAACACATAGGATACGCAGAAGTGGAAGTCAGGGATTGGGGTATGGATTTTTGCCCATACAACACAATCCACATTGCCCAGCGTAAAGAAAAGTTGTTTAGCCACCCCCGTACCACGATGTATGTGGTGACCCGTGACTTATCCCATGCTTACTGGATCAGGGCTGACAAGATCAAGAATTGCCCAATAATTGAAGTACCCAACACCGCAGTAGCTAGGGAAGAATACTTTTACGATGTTCCCAAAAACCTGTGGAAATATGTAGACCTACGGGAATTGTTTTAAGCGTAGGGTCTTGTACCCGTTTTATCAATAATCAAAGACTGTCTGCGAGGATGATCGCCAGCATTATTAGGCACAGAAATATGTGTCCAGCGGTCAAATTCTCGAATAAGTTGGTCATATCCTATCCCCGATGCAATCACAGCCTTAACTACTTGATCGGGGGTCATGCTTGGTACACGAATGTCTGCGGCACATCCAATCCGATGCTGGCTTGTGTCCTTTGATCCTACAGCATCATTTACCTGCTTGCAACGGAACGCTGAATTGACCATGATTGGCTTGCCGCCAAGAACTTCCTTGACCTGCTCTAAAAACAAAGCTAAACGCTCTAGGTTGGCTTTTTCAGCATCATTAGGGGTGTTATCAAATTCACGGTGATCGGTGTGTGTAAGTTCTTCTAGCGTAAAGTGTTCAGTTAGTTTCGTCATTTTGTCCGATCTTGATACCTGTAATTAAACCAATAAACCCACCTACTACCGTCTGAAACGCTGGGCCAATAATGGCAAATATAGGGTCATTAGGAATAGTAGGGTCAAACACCGCCATTACCATAGCTACTACCATGCCTGAAATAACAAGGCACAAAGTAAAGGTTACGCAGATAGTTACAAACCCAGCAACATTTTCTTTAGCTATCATTCTTTTGCCTTATTCTTGGAATCCATGATTTTTTCTAGCGACCTGCCACCAAAATAGGCGGTCATCACTAACATACCCCATTGACCTAATAGCTCAACATAAGCACCCCTTGTTTCGTGTCCTAACATAGACATAAACGCAAAAAAGGTATAAACGGCAAGAATAAATATAAGGGTTAAAGGGCGTATGTTTTTAGCTAGAAAGCTGTCTGTACTGGCATCTGCTTTCCAGCGGTCAGAAATGTTATTAGCTTCATTCATATCCGCTTGAAGTTCAGCTAGTTTGCCGTCTTGGGCTAACCTTTGCAATTCAAGCTGGGCTTGTGCTTTTTGAGCAGGGTCAGGAATAACCTTGTCAATGATTTTTAATCCTGCCCCAATAATGTCATCTATGCCAAACATGATATTGACCCCCAGTAACTAAAACAAAAAGAAAGATAACTAATTGTAATAAACATAAACGCCAAACGCTATCCACCCTGTAGCTACTACCCAGCCCCACATTACGGTATCAAAGTCATCATTCACCACTTATACCCCCAAGTAAAATACCAAGCAAATACAGCGGCAACGCAAAAACAATAAAATTGCACCCGTCTGATTGCTTTTAAATCATGCTGGTACTGGTTATTATCCTTTTTTTCCATGCTCTCAATGTCTAATTTGATTTTAAGGATGGCTTCCCACTCTTTAGCCCCGTGTTTTTTTACAAAGTCTATTTTGAGTTTAGCTTCCTGATCGCTGATTTCTTTATTGTGTTGCCATTGTTTTAAGGCTTTGAGAAGTGCTCGTTCTTTCTTGAACTCAGCTTCACGCCTTAATCTGATGCGGTCATTGGCTTGTTTTTGGGCTAATTCAGTAGCATCATGCTGGATGTTTTCAATGCTTTTAGAAAGCTGTTTAGATGCTTCACGGGTGGAATCTAGGCTACTGCTAAGACCCTTTACGCCTTCTGATAGTCCGTATGGATCAGGCACATCATTTACTTATTGGAAAACCAATGTGCAATAAAACCCACGATGGAACTAATAGCTGAAACAAACCCCATGCCGACCCAAAAACCACCACGACTGCGGTTAGCCATTGCAACAAGTTCATCAATGCTAGCTTCCATTTTGTCGATTTTTTTAGACACTTCGTCAAACTTGGCTTCATAAGATTCCACCTTGTTCCACAGTACCCCATATTTAACTGGGTCAATCTCGAAAGCCATGCTATCCAACTAACGCTTTTACTTCGTCTTGGGTTAAACCTAATGCGGCTAATTTAGCTAGTGCAGAAGTTCTGGTATCAATGATTGCTTGTGCGTCTGCCTCAGCTTGTGCAGTTACGGCTTGTAGGTCATAAGCTACTTGATTGCCTTCTGCATCAAACGCTTCATCGCCTACTGTACGGACTGTTTGTGGATAAAGTTTATAAATAGCATCTATTAATTGGCTCATGCCGCAATCTCCATAAGTGTAATATCTGATACAGAACTTCCTTCTTGCACATAAACACTTGCAAAATTACCACCACTATTTTTAAATTGTGTTTTGTAAGTGGTTGCAGAAGTTGTGGCTGGAGAATCTAAATAATGACAAGATGAACTACCTACCATATTGTAGTTATTAATGTTGTTATAGCCAGCTACCTTTTCAAATTGAACCAATACAGTAGAACCTCTTAATAACTGTATAGCAACTTGGTTTTCTGAATTGCCGTTATATTTTGAAACTCCGTTTTGATTGACTAAAACAAGAATTTTGCTATTAGAAAATAACGGAGTAATTGTTGCAGTTAAATTAGTATCAGCATAAGTTGATGTAGAGTTGCTAGTTGTTGTTCCATAAGTAGCATTAACTACTTGCAACACTTTGCCACCGCTATTCTGTGTAGTAGCGTTGTTAAATGTTAGACCATTAGTCCCATCAATAATCATAGACATTATTCATTCTCCGCAGAAAGTGGTGTGTGTTTGTTACCATTGGCATGATACTTCGCCCATTGGTCTTTAGCCATTTGGCTTAGTTTTTGTTTAGTTTCCATGCTATGTTTGAATCCTTTACGAATTGCAGATATTTTATCTTTAGTTGCTTGAGATAGTTTATTGCCTTTACCCATACCTTTTTTTGGTCTTGGTGGCATACCACCGCCAGCAGTTTGATTCCAACCAATAAAATCTACTGGTCTTAATTTCTTTTCAATGTCTAAACAATAATCTTTGTCAGCAATCAAAACAACCTGTTTGACCAAATTATCCCAACCATATTTGTTAATAGCGTTTTTCATGTGGCTATTGGTAGGTTGGCTAAAATGATGATTCCAGCGTAGTTTTGGCTTTGATGAGATGCCAACATACCCCTGACTAAATATGTCAGTATGGTCTTGATGGCGAACCCAATAAACGCTAACCATTACTCATCCGCAGGGGTAGGAACACCACCCTCAGCTACCCATTTTAGGTAGGTTTGGTAGTCTGTGTTGTCAGAATCAGGTGGAATACAAGCACCATCAGAACGAAGAATAGAGGTATTCTCAATGCCGTCAAATATTTTTGGTAATTTTTTGTATGTAACCATTATAACTCCGCTGTAAATACACCATTTATTGCCGCATTAGAACCAACTGTCCAATTACTGCTAGTGTTGTATAAATATAAATTGTTTGCACTAGCAACAGCACCAGTATCAGTATAAGTTCCCCAATTTCCTGATGAGCCAGCACTAACTGTCATAGTAGAACCTGATGCCAAAGTAGGAGTTGTTCTCATAGTTACTGGCATTCTAAACATTGGTTGATATAAATTTCCGCTATCTTTAGCTGAACCAACCATTCCGTTATATGCAAAACAATACCTTTGGCAGTTAGCTAGGCTAGTCTGATAATTTACATACTCAAATCCAGTAGCACTACTTCCTACTTCTAGTTGAACACCAGTAATGTAAAGAGTTGCTCCGTTTGTTCCTACTACGGATGTTGCTCCTGTTACAGAAGTGTAGCCACCAGCTACCCATGCACCAGCAGTTCCGCTAACAGAAGAACCGCTACCAATACTAAAGTTAATAGCCATACCAGTATTAGTTGTGGTCTGCCAAGTTCCTGTGGTATCTCCAGTAATAGTTACGCTTGCAGTTGTCCAAGTGTTTGCTGATGAAATTGTGTAGCTAAACGGATAACTGCGATTTTCTGCGGCATTTTGAATTGAACCACCAAAAGTGCCTGTCAATGAAGAATAGACTTGAAACGATAAAGTTACAGTTTTTGCATTAGCCGTTCCCCATCCTAAATCGGAAACATTGTAACCTTCAATAAATTGACGAATCAAAAATACTTCAGAAGCACCTACTGTATAAGCAGAAGATGAAGTTGCACCTAAATAGTTTTTAAATCCTACTGGTGCAGTTACAGAACCAGCATTTTGTTGAACTGTAAATTTACTTGCTTGCGTTGCTGAATAACACCATCTATCTAATGTATAAGTTGTTGATGCAGTAGCAGTAACACTAGCACCAGCATTTCTTTGGTCAATAACCATGCTCCCATTAATCAGGCGATTTTTTAGGAGTGACGCATCGCCTGCTCCAAGCACACCACCAGCCGTACTTGTAGTTATTACATCAGCGTTTACTGTTCCGTATGGCATTATGCTACTCCATGATTAGCGAATTCACCATGCAACTTGCTACGCATTTCGATGGCTACTAATTCAGCAAGTTCTAGGTCTTGCACATACCTTTGATAAGTCTTTTTATTGTAGTTCACTCTGACCGCCCATTTTTGTCTGTCATTGTTCCAAGATACACCTTTAATGCCTGATACATTATTTGACCGCAATACTTGATTGTGTGCGTTTTGGTTGTCATCTGCGGCTCGTAAATTCTCAATATGATTGTCTGTGCGGTTGCCGTTGATATGGTCAATGTTTTTAGGCAAATAGCCGTATTGCATCAAGAATACCAAGCGGTGAATACGCCAGTTGCGACCATCCACATATACAGTTTCGTAGCCGTTAATAGCTGGCGAACCTACCCTAGCACCAATCTTTACATGGGGTGCTTTGCGGACTTTCCAATACAAGCTACCATCCTTGTATTCAAACAAGGAGTGTGCGTATTCTTGGGTCATTTTAGACTGCATCTAACTGTTCCTGTGTAGGCTGAACTAAAGTTGGATGTTGCCAAGACTTTATGTAATCGCCTTTGCCGTCTGAATCGTTTTGTAAATGAATAGAGCCTTTAGAACGAAAGTCTTGTTCTGTTAATTCAGGATAAATTGCAATAATTTTTTCGTATAAAGTCATTTTATGCCGCCCTTACTAAACAACCGCTTAAATATGTAGCTGTACTACCACTAGCAAAATAACATCCAGTAAAACTTGCCATTCCATACAATTCAATATAATCAGTTGTTCCATTCATATAAACAATGTCTGCACAAGTGGCTGTTACTGTGTTCCATACACTTGCATAACCAGCCGTATTTAACTGAGTGTAAGCAATATTAGAACCATTTTTATAAATCATGGTTTCTGCATAAGTAGCAAAACTTGAACCACTAATTTCTACTGAAGCATTTATTTGATAATAACCAGCAACAGTAGGTGTAAATCTGCTAGAAGCAAAATTATTATTTGTATCAAAAGTTTCAACCCCAAGAGTTACTTTTGTTGGAGTATTTGCACTTACACCAGTTTGTGTAGCATTTGAATAAGCCCTAAACGCTGGCATATTACCGCTAACCATTACTGTGCCAGTAGCGGCAGGTAATGTTGCAGTATTAGTACCAGCTACGGCTGGGGCAGATAGCGTTATTGCACCGCTTGTATCGCCTGAAATTACGACTGAACTCATAATAAGATTCCTTTAATTTCGTCTATTTTAAAGCACAACCCAGCGTTGGTCACTAGGAATAGTTACAGTAATTCCACTATTTATAGTTATTGGGCCTACTGATTCTGCTGATTTATTGGTGCTTAAAGTGTAATTTACAGTAACTACTCTAGCGTTTTCAACAAATACTTCATCTCCACCACCACCAGTAGCACCACCGCCTAATTGACCCCAAGCACCGCCTTGATAGCCTTCAAACTGGTTAGTAGTGGTGTTGTAACGCATATAACCGTTAGCAGGGCTAACAGGGCGTTCTGCTGTAGTCCCCTTTGGGATAAGCATAAAGCCTGTACCACCAAATACAGGGTTTACAAAAGAAGCGATAAATTGGGTGTAATTAACAGCATCGCCAGTAGTTGTTCCAGCCAGTAAATTAATGATCTTTTGGCTATTCATGTCCAAACTACCCGTCATCGGGGTTTGGCCGTCTGAGGCTACTGATCCTGTAAGGGCTGTAGATATATCCGCAAGGGTAGTATTAGCCCAAGTAGAACTAATACTTGTGCCAGTTACTACTGGGTTGCCTGCTGGAAGTGAATAGACTCCCGATCCGTTTCTACTCATTTGTTGCTCCTTGTACGCCCTGCAATGTTAATAGCCTAGACAAATTACGCTGTTCAGGCGTTAAAAATGGTGCGGCTGTGCTTGGAATTAAACGATTTTGTACAGGTGAAGATAATGCGGCCGCCCTTAAAGCTGGTCTTGCCAAGATAGCACCAGCACCAGCACCGCCTGTGCTTACTCCACCGATCAAGCCAGCGGCATAGTCTAATGGGCTTAATTGTGGCAGGCTACCCATAGCTTCTGTTGCTTGGCTTGCTTTTGGAAACGCTTGGCTAAACTGGGCGATGCTTTTTAATTCACCTGATAAAGGTTTGCCACGCTGTAACTGAGAAGCCAACTTTTTGGCATCAATAGTTCCAGTGGTTGTGTTTGCCGCCTTTTCAATAGAATAGGTTTTAGCAATTAACTGACGAGCATCTCTAAATTTACTAAGCAAATCTGTCTGTTTAGTTGCTGTTAAATGATCTTCTATAGTGTTTTCTAATGCAGTTGCCGCTTGTTTTGCGGCTCTACCGACCTCAGTATTTCCAGTGCGAAAAGCATCATCTGCTTGTGTTCTTAGTTGCTTAATTTTTTCTACTGCTGAACTTGAATCAAAAAACTCAGTCTTTAACGAATTTACAAGGTTTATTACTGGGCTAGGTGTTTGATTTGGAAAACTTTGTTGTGTTGCAACAAATGGTTTTTTAATATTGTCCAATTGATCGTAATAGCTTTTGTTTGGCATTATTACGCCAATGTTTCCTAATTGATCGTAAGCCTGACCTGCTGTGGTACGCAAATTAGTAAGAACTTGTGGAGTGATAACAGTATCTTCAGCCAAACCAAGTGATTTAGCCGCTAATTTGTTGGTTATTTCTTGGTTTTTAGCACTGGCATTTTGAGCCGTGCTGATCTTTCCAGCAACGCCCTCCATAAAGCGATTTAACATACTAGGGTTTGCTTGGGTTGGCGGGATTACATAGCCAAGTTCTCTTGCTTTGGTAATCGAATCAACCATTTGTGGGCTAGGTTGTTTGCCACGCAACATTGACGATAGTTGCCCAGCGGCAGGAATAGCACCGCCCAAAGCCGTTCCTAACGCCACGTTTTGAGCCACGTTGCCATATAGGTCTGCACCAGTTTCGCCTGTGTTTGTGGGCGTCATTACGCCTGAAGTAGCCCCCAAAGCGGCTCCTTGCACCATTGGGTTGGCACGGGCAAAGCTAGGGATCATGCCAGCACCCTTTGTAACGGCTGTGGCAGGGGCTATTGCACCAGCTACACGACCAGCACCGTAAGATACAGGGTTGGCTTCATAGTAAACATCAGCTTGTTTGTCGAGGTTTTGTGCCAGTTGGCTTGTTCCTAGATTGCCGCCAGTTGCTAATTGTGCAGTTGCAACAATTGGATCAATTGCTGATTTAGTCATTCCAGCCAAAGCAGATTCTAAAGGTCTTGGTTGGGCTTGCACATTTGTACGGTTAACCATGCGTGGTCTGCCCATAGCCGCACCACCACCAGTAGATTCCCAAACTGGGTTCTCTTGAATAACAGGGCCACCGTAATTTGTGGACGCAGGTGCAATTACTTCGTCAGGGACAAAGCGTGGGGCTTGTTCGGTGTCAGGTACAAATTTCATATTATTGAATAGTTCCAGTCACTCCATTAACGGTTACTTTGTCACCTTTTTTCAAAGTGCCACTTGAAATTGCTTTTTGAACATCAGTTTCACTAGAAAATGAGTTTGCTTTTGGTGCATCAGGTTTGCTAGATGGCGATACCCTTGTGCCTTTTTCAAAGTCATTTAGGTATTGTTTAAACCCGTTTAATTTAGCAATAATTTGATCAGCATTGTCAGTTGTTGCTGGCAAGAAAGAGTTAAGTCTTTGTAATTCTTGTCCGCTTTGTGCTGTACCTGCTCGTTCTTTAATCACAGCAGAAACGTTGTTAAATACATATGCACGGGCTTGGGTGTTTTCAGGCTTTTCAAATCTACCTGCAACAGATTCACCATAAGGCACGTTTTGTGCTAATCCACGCCCAAAGCTAAACGCTGATTTATTTTTTGTAACATCAGCAATTGCACCATCAATAGTTGCTCTTTGTTGGTTAATGCCAGTAATGTCTTTTGACTGTTCAGCAGTTAATTTAGGAGCAATTGGTTGCCCACCAGCCATTATTGGTTGAGCATCAGCAGTGCGGGTATTGACAAGCATTGGGCCATTTGCAGTTTCAACCACTTGACCAGCAGATGGCATTTGTGACTTAGGAATTCGTTGCAACACTTTACTCATGTCATCAGGATCACGAAACTCAATTGCAGTACCAGTATCTATTTGAATAGGCTTTTTAGTTCCTACGGCTACTTGCTTGGTAGTTCCGTCAGGCATAGTTACAAAGCGTGTTTGATCTGCGGATAAAGTGAATGCTTCGGGATCAGCAATCATCTTGTTAAATGCCATGCTTTGCAATCTTGAAGAAGCCTTCGGATTGGCTAAAAGGTTTGCATATGCGGCTTGTGGATTTGGTTTAATTTCAGGTGTTCCAGCAATAGTAGCTGTTGGCATAGGTACATTTGCACCAGCTTGACCAACACCTTGACCGTATGGCCCAGCCATTTCGGTAACTTGTTCAGGAACAGCAGGTCTGCCCTGTTTTTGTTGCAAAAAGTCTGCCATTGCAGAAGTTTCGTCTGCTCGTAATTGTTTAGCTAAATCAACTTGTGCTTGATCTGCTTTATTTAAATTGTATTTACCAACCGCAACGTTAGCTAAAGTTGCGAGATTTTGAGTAAATGACGGAGCAACATAGCGATTGCCAATCATTTGACCCTGAGGTAATGGTTGTTGCATCAACATCTCAGCCATCTTTTGCTGGCGTAAGATTTGTTGCTGTTGCAACATTTGTTCGGGCGTTAGTGTTCCAATATCAGCGGCCATAATTAGTATCCTGCTTGCATATACGCTGGGTCTGCATACTGTGGTGTGTCAGGCATCATTTGGCTTTTATCGTAAACAGGTGCAGGTTTTGTTGGATCTTTAGGATCTTTTTTACGCAACATCATCGCCAAAGCCATAGGGTCATTTCCACCCTGCTTGCCAATTTGTCCAGCTTGCATAACCTGTTGGTTCTGCTGGGCAAGTGCCGCCTGTTGATTGGCTTGTTGCTGACCAATGTTTTGAAAAACAGGCATCAAGCCTTGCTGATCAGGCATTTGGTATGGGTCTACAGAAGTAAAGTATGGATTAGGCATTGAGTTTTCCGTAATCTACGGCTAAGTAACCGTTTTCTAGGTTAATAACAGCATCAGGCATTACGGCTTGAACTTCTTGAGCCATTACACCAACAAACTTACCGTGACCAGCCAAAGGATGATCTTTAAATTCAGCTTTGTATTCGTATTCGTAAACTGGCAAACCGTTCTGTAAATAATTGATTTGCTTAATATTTTCTTTCATGCGAATGTCAGATGCCGCAATACCAGCCGCCCCAAGACCCATCAATCCCTGATTAAAGTTAGCTTGTTGAGCCACTTTAGAATTGAAGTCACCCATTTGAGCGTTGTAACCCATTTGTGCCGCACCTAAAATGTCAGCACCGCCTGTCGTTGCTTGCTGGGCAGAGTTTACAAATGTTGGGTTTTGAACCTGTGAACCGCTACGCAATGCACTTAAAGTGTTAAGTGGCATATTGTAGTTAGTCATGGCTTGGTTATAAGCCTGCTGATTTGCAGACAATCCTGTGCCAAAGCCTTGTGTTGTAGCACCTAACAATAAATCGTTTTCTCTTTGGCTTTGGGTCATTTGTGCCCGTTTGTAGGCTTCTGAACCAACAGGAATACCAGCATTTGCCAGCTTTACATCTAAGGCTTCACGCCCTTGTTCAATTTGCGGAGCAAGTCTACGCATATAAGCATCTTGATATTGCTCACCAGCATTGATGCCAACTTGCGGAAGATTAGGGTTAAATTCTTGACCCATCGTGCTTTGTACACGACCTAAGGCAGAGTTAATTGTGCTACCAAGACCTAAGGAAGTCTGATTTTGATTGTTTAATAGCTGTTGACCAATATCGCTTAATGATGTTTTAGCTGTCCAAGTAGGGTTTCCGTAAGGGTCTTGACCACTAATGGTGTAGTCAAGGTTTCCATAAGGAGTAACTTGATTTACACGATTGGCGGCAGTAGCGGCTCTTGCCGCATCCAAGTTTCCTGCCGCAGTTTCTCTTGCGGCCGCTGTGTAATCAGGTGCGGCTGGTGCTGATGCCGCAGGCCCTAATCCTAAAAATCCACCACCACCCATGTTATTCCCCTTTTAACTTTCTCAAAGGACATTGGATGTCTAACCACCGACAATCCTCTTTCCTCATAGCCATAATTACCAAATCACCATCCATGTGGGCATCAGGTATTTCAGCTACAACTTTAAAGCCTAAGTGTCGGTTTAACCTTAGTGCATCTGTGTTACTTGCACAGATTTGTCCTAGTATAACCTTTACATTTAAAACATTAAAGGGGTAATCAAAAGCCGCCCACAATAAATCTTTATTGATCCAATTTACTTCGTCAACTGCCGCAATGTGCATTTGACAAGAATTTGGCATAAAACCGCAAAAACCTACTACTGCCGCCAAAGTTCCATCTATTTCCTGTCCAATACATACTGTTTCCTCAGGTAAAGGGTGGTTCATTAATCTGACCAGCCAATCGCCCATATAACGTTGGTTTTCAGTAGTAACTCTACGCAATTATAAAACCCCACCCTTTTCCATCACATAATCACTTGATGCCCAATGAAACTCAATTCCTTGCGATGCCACGTTTAAGTTAATTGATCCAGCGTAGCCTGTTCCTGTAACGCCTTGCCAAACCTTTGTGGTAGTTAAACCACCGCCCCAGTTGGCGTTATCCCAAGTACTTAAGTCCCAAATACCTGTATTTACAATAGACGGGTTAAAGGCTATCTGATTGGTAAGCGGAACGGTGTCAAAATCGGTGCTAATACCGCACAGAACGGTCGGTAAGCCGTTATCTGTCTGTAGGATGGGGCGTACTAGGGTAAAGCGTTTTAACTGCCCACGGCTGTCAAAATAACTATAGGCTTGTTGTGCAGTTGCAACAATATTATTGCCAGCATCCGAGGTTTGATCGTAAAAATTGCCAACAAAGCCATTAGCACCAAAGTAAATCTTGTTGTTTGCTGATGCTTCCCAGCAAAATGCGTTTATTCCCGTAAATCTAGCCCAAGACTTTGTAATCGTGTGCATTACATACTGTTCCTTACCGCTTCCAGTAGGAATATTAAGAATCAGCATATTTTCACTAGCAAAATAATTGATTTGCCAGCCAAATTCAGCATAAAAATTAGTTGCCGCCTGACTTACAGCGTAGAAAATCTTGTCGGTTAGGTTAATTCTTGGATCTAAGCGTGAAGATTGCAGGGCGGCAGACATTGGTACTAAGCCGTCTTGGGTTAGCAAGAGTAAATCACCGCCAAACTTGAAAAAGCAACGTCTAGCAAAGGTTTGACCCATTTGCCACACACCGACTTCAGACCAATTATTTGCATCTGATGGGTTTGTACCCTTGTAAACAATGACTTCGCCCATACTGGTAACAAAAGCGGATAGGTCATCTACGCCATAACCAGCATCTAAAGTCCAAGTACCCATTGCTTGCAAGAATCCACCTGAACGGGCAATTGATCCCAATGGAAAGTCTAATGCCGCACCACCGATGGATTCAACATTCAAATACCAAAAGGTCATGCTGTCTTTTTGTACAAAAAACAACCTGTTTTGGCACATATTGACATTGACGAAAACATTACTATTAACGCCTGTAATGCCCAATACGGTATAAGTTCCGACTACGGTAGCATTGGCCGCTGGTGCGGTAGCCATCGTGTAAGTAAAGGTTGATGCACCAGTTACGGTAATAGCATAAGTGCCGTTGTAATTAGCTTCGGTTGCACCCGAGATGGATACACGGTTGCTAGTTGCTAGGCCATGCGGTGCGGCAGTAGTTACGGTAGCTGTTAAGTTACCCGAACCACCCCTTGTGATAGTGCTAATAGTTTGGGCGGTAGTTGTGGTAGCCATCTTATACCAGCGTACACCGTCATAAATGATGGCAGGATCAACACCGTTTACCGCAATAATGAAATTGCCACCATCGGTACTAATCATGCAATGTTGGAATCTACTGTTAGTTAAACCAGTAAATACAGAAGTTGCGGTAGAAGTCGATGCGTTATAAATAACACCGTTGGCAACAGCAAAAAGGGTGTTTACGCCATCATACCCAGCGTAGTTCATTAGGGTTTCTACATTACCAGTGATACCAGTTGAAGCCTTTGAGTAACCTTTTCTTAAGGTCACATCGGTTGGCGTTGGAAAAAAATTAACTAATTGCACCGCATCTAACGGTTGCATTTCAGCCAATGAATCTCTTGCGTTCCAACCACCAATAGGGGAAGCTAATGAAGCGGTTGTGGCGGTGAACTTCTTAGCGACCGCCATAATTAACTACCGTAACCAGTATCAGGAATGTTTGCCCAGCCAATAAGCACAGCACTTGGTGCAGGTGCAAATGACAGGGTTGCAGAACCTTTATCGTTAGCTTTAGCAACGCTTAAGTAACGGGCATAATCTTGTTGCAGTGCGGTAGTGTCAAAAGACTTAATTTGGAAATATTTAAGTTTTGTCAGCAATACAATGACTGTGTCATCCAGCACGGCTGTGTCGGTGTCTGCGGTAAAGCTGTTCTTTACGGCATCGGTAGCACTTCTTACCCAGCCCTTTGAACGGTACTCAAACCCTAGATATTCTTGGGTGTTGTAAGGTGGCCATATTTCAAACTTATTACCCAAGATTCTCCAACGCACCCGTGGGCCTGTGGAGATATATCCTGATTTAAGCCACTGCCATTGCTGTGCGTCAACAGGGCCAAGCATTTGCCAATGTTTAGTTTTGTCCCAGTGAGTATTGTCTGTAATGGTTTCATAGTCAGGCGGCAGGGGATAAATAGTCCTACTAAACGTGACTGAACCACCAATGGATGTTGCTGAGGATAACTGGGTGGTAGTTAAGCTAGTTGAATTAATAACTTCATCAACGTAAGTATCTTGTGGAACGCTTGTACCAACAATCGAATAATTGCTGTCCAAACCTACGGTACTTGGAATGTTATTTAATAGATAAGTACCATTCGTTGTATCGCAGGTTGTGGTTATTGCGTTTGTGTAGAAACGATATTCCAGTTCCAATGCTTGCCAGTCATGTTCCTTAATCAAGTCATACCCAGCACGATTCATCAACGCAAGAATCTGTTGAACATCTTGGCTGGTGTTACCTTGAACGAAAGTGGGTACGGCTAAGTTAAGTTCAGCGGTGACTTGCTGGACTAATTCAAGCATTGTTGATGACATATTAGGCTTCCTCTGTGGCTACCGCTTTTTTACGGGGTTTCTTTTCACCAACAGCGGCAAGTATAGCGGCCATTTGATCCTGCATTTGAGCCAGCTTTGCATCTGTTTCTGCTTTCATTTTAGCAGTTTCTAGATCCTTTTTGGCAAGTTCTTCTTTCAAAGCGTTAATTTCATGCTCACGCTTATCTGTTTCTGCTGAAGTTGTTGCTAGATTTAAAAATGCCTTTGCTTTGTCACGGAACGAATAAGGGGACATTCCTGCCGCCATACCCATACGCTGTAACTGTTGATCTGACGCACTTGCAATAGATTCCACGGTAAAGAACTTCATTGCCCGTAATTCTTCAGCTTGGCTTTTTGATACTAAAGGCCATTCTGCTACAGGTGTTCCAACCACTTCCTGATCGTTTGCACCTACCCGATTCATATAGTTTGCCCATTGGATTGGGAAACGCTGTTTATGACTTTGTAAGGCGTAAGTGTCAATTTCGGTTAGGGTATCGCCAGCAACGCAAATATGTACAAAATCAAACTCTTTGTAGATTGGTCTGCCAGCATCTATTGATTCTTGCTCTTGATGTACGGGTTTTTTATAAAAGCGTACTTGTAAGCGTGAATCTGCATTGTTTTCGTCTGATGGTAAAGCCATTTTTAATTCTCCTAAGGTATTAGGTTGTTAAAGGTAAAAAGGGGCTACCCGTTAAGGTAACCCCCCGTTTTTACTACATAAAGCTATTAAACACTAGCCTTGCTAAACCAACCATAATCGCCTGAAGCCATTGCGACTGTTGGTGACAAGTAAGTGCCAGCAGAACCAGTTGCAACAAAGGTTGAAGCGTTTACTGAGCAAGTTGCTGTTGAAGCTGTAATAGCCGCACCAGCTACTGCCCATACATAACGCAGACCATCGTTACCAAAAGTTTGCAGACCCAATGGGCCAGTGCTAGCAGGAGTGCCTTGAGCCGCTAATTCAGTAGCGGTTTGTGTATCCACAAGATCTACACCTGCGATGGGTAGGGTTGAATATGCCATGATATTTCCTTTTCTATTAGTTAAGTAGAGTTAATAAGTACGATTAAGTACCTGTCAACACGCCTTGTAGTTGGCTGTTAGAAGTAGTTAAATTTCCGGCCCAACCATATAATTTTACGATCGCATCCTGATTTATGGATTGACGCTCGCCACCAATAGGAACGAAATTACGCTCTTTGTGTGGGCGGAAGAAGATGTAATTAGTATTCAAAAGATACATATACAATGCGTTCTCTTGAGCACCAATACCACCACCCAATACCACATCAGCAGACATACCGCCACCGTAGAACTTCAATGATGCAAAGCCTGCCGCACCTTCGTCTACACCAGCAATACGCTGAATAGCTTGGAGGGATGCAACATAACGTTGATACAAAGTGTTACCAGCGATGATGAGGTCAGTTTTATCAGTTCCACGAACGGACTTAATAGCGGCTGTTGTCATTGCGGCTTGAATCAAAGCGGCTGAGTCAGCACCAGTTGTTGCTTGGTTACGCCAAAAATCCCAGTTTGCTCTATTGATTCCACCGTACGTGCCACTGGATGGAGAAACACTGATTGCGGCCGCCAAACCTGTGATGTTTTTACCGCCATTACCTGTACCGTCACCATAAAGGTCAGTAGAGATACGGTTCAACAAACGTGCTTCAGAAACTTGCATACGACCATCTAACAAGTCGATGATTGCTTCTTTAGAACTGTTTTGTAACATTTCAAGACCAGACATTGTTACTGAGTCTGCGTATTGAGTGATGCTGAACTGTGCCGCACTGATGGGGCTGTCAGGGGTAATGTTTAATACTTCATAGCCACTATACGAGTTAGCATTATTAGTATTTGGGTCATTATACATTATCTCCTCTAAGATTACATTTCCGCCTGAAAAAGGACGAACGTTACCTTTAGAGTTAAGACGCTGAAGAATTGCGTTGTTTTGTGTCAAGTTATCTGCCAATACTCCGCTACGACTTTGAATGGTGGTAGCGATAATATCGGTGATTGCTGAGTTAGCAAAAGCCATGATATTTCCTTTATTAAATTAAGTTAAACCCGACCACCCTCTGCATCGGCTAAATTAGCCATCAGCAAGGATCGTCTATCCTTTGCATCTGTCTTAGACACTTGACCGCTAGGAGTAACGGATCGTGGACTAACAGCAGTTGCTTTGGCTTTTGCTACTTGCTGTGCCTTAGATGCTTGTGTTCCTGCGGACTTCAGGAGTTTTTCCTGTTCCAACTTAAACGCTTCATCATTCATACGCACTGCTTTGGCATAAGCCGTTTCTAGGTTTGGGGCTAAACCTCGCTCAAGTAGTTGAGCCATATCTTCCCTTACCATCTCAAAGTGCGGAAACCGCTCCTTGTCACTACTAACCCGACTGATTTCATTACTCAATCGAGCATTTTCCTCTTGCTCCCGAATCGCTGACAGTTGTTGCACCTGCTGTTGTGTTGCTTGAAGCTGTTGCATTAACTGTTGTTGATACGGATCTACATACGCCTGTTCAGGCATTTGTAAGCTATCTGAATTTAATTGTATTCCATAATCTTGTGCAAGTCTATGGAACATCTGAACCTTCTGATCGTAAGGTGCTTTGGATAAAACCATGTGGGCACGGCCAAGATTATTAATCCAAGCTACGGGGTGGATTCCTTGTGCCTGTAGTTCAGGGGCAAATTGACCAATAGCTTCGGTTAATTGTCTTGCGTTGTCAGCTTCGCCTTTATAGGCAGAAACGCCTTTTTTGTATTCAGCTTCACGCTGGTTGGCATATTCAGCAAACTTAGCAAACTCTTCTTTATCCAAAGGCTTGCCGCCTGCCATTTTGTCCCAAACATCCCTATATTCCTTTTTCCAAGTGGTTGGGCGTTTTATTTCGGGTTCTTCATCAGCATCACTAGCTTCTGCAACCAGTTCAGATTCTTCAGGGGTATCGTCTTGGCTACTGGCTTCTTCCTGACTACCTTTGAAGCGACCTTTTTCGTCACGATCTGTGCTTTCTTGGCTACCTTCTTCGCTGGCGTTTTCGGTTTGGATTGGATCGTCATTTACTTCTATCTCCTTTTCAACAGGTGCTTCCAGTGTGCCTTCTTCGGCTTGGTCTAATGCGGCTTCTAACATCTCTCTGCGGTCATCTGACATGGTTTTTCCTATCTATAGTTAAGTTTGGAGTATGCAATTTCCGCAATTTGTTGCTTGCGTTCTTGATGCTGTTTTTTGCTAAATTCGTGGCTTTTTTGCTGGGTTGGCACATCGTTACCCAGTTCAATGCAGTTATTACGCTTTAAGTTCTCACGATGCTTTGAGCGACTGGACACCCATTGACCGTCTGCCATGCTGATGTGGCCCTCAATATCAGGCATCACCATTGGGGCTTCTTTTGGGGTCATATTTAACTTGGCTTGCCACGCTTCTTCAGCTTCAGGCGTATTAAACGGAATATTCCAATAAGCAAGGTACTTTTCCTTGTCATCATATTGCGTTGCATCATATTCTTCATGATCAACCTTGCAGTGTGGGCATTTAACTGTGACTTTGACTAAAGCCATTACATTCTCCTTATGATTTCGGGTATTTTGTCCATTTCATCTTCTTCAACCGTAACTACCGAGTTGTACCAAGTGCCGTGCTTCCAACGCCAGCACTTAAATTCCTTTCTAGGCATGATTACGATGGTTCTGACGCCCAAAGCACCTGCTAGGTGGGCTATCCCCGTATCTACCGTTACCAAGCCTTTTAGAGCCTTCAGGTGGCTTGCAGTCTTGCTCCAATCTTGCTTCCAACCATCGTCAGGCAGGGGCGTCCAAAACTTGTCTTCATCGACATTCAGGGAATAAGCGTCATCACCCACGGCTTCATACATAAGTTCAGGGTTCAGGGTGCGTACATAGTGCAAAATACCTTTAGAAGTAGCCCAATTAACGCCTATTTTCTTGGGAATATTGCTGGGAATGGCGTCTAAATAGCCTTCAGAACCCACTATTTTCTTTAAAGATATTGGAAACAGGGCTTTTGCGTAGGCTGGGGCTAGACTGATGTAATAAGGCAGGGAAATGATGCCAAGCCAGTAGTCTGATTCTGTGGCCACTCCTTCTTCGGGCATATTTGAAAAGTTATCGATGCAATCCATCTGACCAAACAGCAAATGAAGTGAGCCGCTTTGCAATAAAACCACTTTTTTAGCACCCATTACCTTTAAAAAAGGTAAGAACCGTGCGTATTGAATAATATCGCCAAAACCTTGCTCTGCAACAATGGTTATCGACTTTCCAATCAGGCTTTCACCTCTCCAAACAGGCATTTTTAGGGGTTTAGCGTAACCTTCAAGGTGATTTGCCATGACATCAGGATGCCAACGGTACTCAAACAATCTAAAACCAGCGTCTAACCTGCCAGCGTGCAAGTGTTCGTATGCTTTTTTGTATTCTGCGTGCGGATTTAATTTAAGAGTAGTAATAATGCAACCTCATCGTCTAGTTCCTCTAGGCGTTTGGCTTCCATTACCCTCAATTGCTCTTGCATAAGAGCCTGCTGGTGTCTGACCGCTACCGCTTCAAGGATGTTATTCCGTTGTCTTTCAAGGTAGCTTATAGACCGTTGTAATTCTTGTGTATCGACTGACGGTATATCAGCTTTAACCTCTTGAATTGATTTTACTTTAGTTTGCTTAACTTTTGCAACAGGCGTTGGATCAATCTGTTC